GTGTAGGTAACAGTTCCCTTTTCGTCGGTCATGGTCACGATCATGTCGTACATGACAATGTGCTCGCCCGCGACGGAACCAGACTCGGTTCCGGTGCTTGTAGCTCCACTTGCAACGAATCCAGAGCGATCGATGAAGTCGATCAGGCCCATGTCCGCTTCAAGCGCCCGGCCGGCCAAACCACGCTGTGTCGCCTCGATCGTGCCTGTGGTCGGCTGCTCTTCACCTGCGGTCGGTGACAGCCCGGTGAAATTGCCGTTTGTATCCTTGACATCAATCGGATCGAAATGTCCAGGCGTGTAGCTCATGGACATGATGAGAGCGGCACTGTAGTCGATGGTGCCACCGTCAGTAATCCGCAGCGAGCCAAACTTTCGTTTGGTCATTACAGTGGTTGTTTCAGCCATATCGGCCTCCTAGTCTTTGGTGACAACAAGAAGTGAGAAAGTGGCAGGATCTCCACCATCTTGATTTTCCAACGCCAAGTGCTTTGAACCAGCAGTGACCGCAAGCGATGTGCCCATACCGCTGAAGAAAACAGCGTTTCCGGGACGCAAATTGATCACGCTGCCGGCCTCGATCAACCCAATCCACGACGTTGCTGCGCCGGGGGAAACATGGATGTCATCGGGATTGGCTGCACCTGCACCGATAGCGAGAGCCGCAACCTCAGTGGCAGTGACCGCCGATCCGTAGACGTCAGTAATGGTCTGCAGGTCCACATTGGTAGTTGCGCCACCTGCAATCGACTCGTCCTCGACAAAATAGACGCGGTCTGCGTCCCCAGTGCCGATCGCTGTATCGATCGACAGCTTCGACAGCGCCGCTGCGAGGTACGGTGAAGGTGGAAGGTGTCGAGCTAAAAGCTCCAATTTGAGGTGACCAGTGGCCCCATCAGCGCCCATGAGTTGCTCCAAATGTAGATAGTTTGCTAGATGCCGATTTAGCGCCTTTCATGGAGCCTTCTTCGATATCTCGCCAGAAGAATTTGAACCTCGCGCCCTTGCCTGCCTTGTCCCACATTGCATAGGCGACGTTATTGGTATATTTCATGCCCGTCTTCAGCTTGCGGAATTTCCAGCCGTCTTGGAGTTTGCCAGTATCAACCGGTGAATCCAGCATCAGATCGGCTTTTGTTTCGGGCGCAGCACTGGCCAAACCCTCGACAAGCACTTTGCGCGCTCGCAGGGCCTGACGGCGGAATTGCCTACGCACTCTTGCAGCGGGATTGCGTTGCGCCATCAGATACCCCCGCCAAGTTCGATGTCGTGATCGACCTCGAAGGTAGAGGTAATGAATACCCAGCCTTCCTCCTTGTCTCTCTCGCTGCCGCTGTATCGGACCTCGATCCCGTCTTCAATGCTTCGGTACCATGTCTCGTTGGTAAGCGCCAAGCGGATCGCCCGTTCGAAGGCGAGGGCAGCGCCGCGACCAGCGGAGCCGCTTCGGCGGAGCTCGTAGAGCGACTCCACCTCTACGGTGTCAGTGACGCGCTCGATCCCACCGTCGGTGTATGACTCGAGGATATCGGTAGTGTCAGGCCAGGCGCGCACGCCATAATGGGCGCGTAGTCGCGGATTCTCCTTGGGATCATCAAGTCGGTCCATGATCTGGATGTTGGCAACCTGCGCAACGAGCCGGGCTTCTATGGCGGTGATGATAGCATCGATCTCATATGCTGCCACGATAACCCCCTAGCATAGCCACGTTACGCCCGTTGCCGCCAAGTTCTGATCTTCGTCAACGCGGCCATCTTCGTCTGCGTCGTAAGCAAAATTGATCTGTTTCCATTCTTCGTCGAAGAGATTCCTGTATTCCTCAGAAAGCTCCTTCCAACGCTCATCACCAACCGCTTGCGCCGAATCTCGAAAAAAGATCTCCAAGGTCTTGAACGCGTGCACGTCCGCCAATTGCCAGCCATCAAGCACGAGTTCGGGCCGCCTGCCCGCTCGAATCAATTGCCGCTCAATATGCGCCCACGCCTTGGTGCGCTGCCGCTCAAGCGTCGTCTCGTCCGGGTCGATGTGATCAAGGATATCTGCGTGGTAGTCGCCGAGATCCGTATCAGTGATCGTCGGTAGAGGCACCGTGCGGCAAAGGTAGATTGTACGCCGAAACTCGTGATCGCTGCCCGCAATGGTCAGCACCCAGTGCTCCTGCCACTCACTGGACAGCGCCTCATCTGTCGTGAGTGCAGCGAGCAGTGAGTATGTCGACGTAGATGCATGCACCGCGACGGCCGCGTCAACAATGGGCACAGTCCGATCGCCAGCGTAGACCGAGACCACCGCAGCGGTGGGCGTGAGCGCAGCCCCGGCGTCGTCGAAAATCGAGATATCAAGCGAGGTTGTTAGGCCTCGCTGGATCATTCTCGGTAGTGCATGGCGATGGATCATCGTCTACCCCTATGCCAGCACTGGCCCGTCGTTCTGCAGTACGCGCCACACCCGCCCGCCGGCTATCGTAGTTCCAATCAGTGAAATGGTGTCGCCGGCCGCAGCTAGGGTGATCTGGGTATTGCCAGCCTGATTGATGGCGGCCGCAACGGTGATGACTCGATCTGCCCCACCATCTGTATCGAGTGTGATGGTCACCTGTTGGCCGACTGCGACCGGAATCGGCAGGGTGTTGGTTTCGCCGCCTCCACCCGCTGTGGTGATAGCGCAGACGCCCGAATGGGTGACCGCGATGGCAGCGCCTGTCCCCGGGTCGGGGATGACGTGGTTGTTGGGGGCCAATAGCAGGGAGACAAGAGGTGCCCAGGTTCCGCTGCCCTCTGATACGTAGATGGCGCTATCACTGTTCGGGGCGTTGGTGCGCATCCATAGTGACCCTACAGGCTCGGTAGTCGTTGGCGCGCCTGCTCCACTGGTGATAGTCGGCGCCACGTTGAGTCGAGTACGGGCGGTAGGCTTGACGGCCAGCGCGGTAGCCGCTAGCGCTTTACCCAGGTTCCAGTATACTTTTCCAGCGCGATCGATTGCCATGGTGTCATCTCCACAACCCCAAGGGGTCAGCCGTATAGGGTTATTTCTTTCGGTAGTTTCTCTCTGCGATTTGCTCGGATTTGGCCCGAAGCTGCTCGCGTTCGGTGGTGGTTACGTCGCGCCGCTCTTGCGTGCGCACGTGTTGAATGAATCGTTGTTCCAGTTTCTTCGCCGCTTTTCGGTAGTTTTCATCGTTAGGCACGAGCACCCCGCAAGCGCTTGGTCGGTGTCATGGCTTCGGCGTCTCTTTGCATGGCCTGCAGCTTGCCCTCTTTGGCCGCCTGATCTGCAAGCAGGGACGGTGCCGCGCCTGCGTGCGCGTCGTGTGCGCGTCGCTGTGCGCGGCGTGCCTGGATCTTCATTTTGCTTGCGAGCACCGCCGGATCCGGAGCAGGGACAATGCCCTTCTTAGTTAGCATCCGGCGGAATTCGAACTTGCCAGCGGCGTCATAGTCTGCCACCCAATCGACGCGAGCACGGCCACCAGTGCCGAACACTACGGGGCGCGCCCATATGTCCTGCCAAATGCGCCCTTTGACGCCGTTGAAAAAGCAACGGTATCCCTGCTCTTTCACGATCTTACCGCTGTCGTCGCTTACAACGACCTCCATTTCGGGGTCGAGGAAAATCCAGCCCTCACGCTGAAAATAGGCCATGGCTTCAGTGTGACCGCCTTGGTCAACCTCTTTGATCCCGTTCACTCCAGGGATAAACTCGAATTTGACGATACGGGGCAACCACTCGCCAACCACAGTCCCATCGTCTGCAGTTCCGGTAACGTGGTAATCCCACGAGTCGGGATGATGCATCAGGAGAAATAGCGGTGCAGGTGGGGCATTCAGCACGACATCAGTAGGCGCGCTGCGCTGTCCTTGTGCGATTCTAGCCATGTTGTAACTCCGGGGTTTAAAACTAAAGAACGGGGGAGTCCCAGGGTAAAACCCCGGCGAGAAAAACCGCCGGGATCCCCCGAGCTAACTGTTACGCATCGGTGATGATCTGGACCATGCGGGCCTGCTCGAGCAGAGCAACGCCAACATAGGCATCAGCAAAGACGTTGACCTTGCCACCGCCGACTACATGTTGGATTTCAACCGTCACTTCGCCCTGCTGGACGGCGATAGCCGAAGAGCCAATGAACGACCTGGCATCGCGTTGGGCGGTCTTGTAAGCGAGCGCGCCTGCACTCCACATGCCACCCAATCGATCGGTGCCATCAGTGGTGATTCGTGCGGATTTGAAAATCGGAACCCCCAAGAATGAACCCTGAAGGCCTTGGTCTTTCAGACGCAGCATGTCGCCAGTGGGAGCGAGGAATTGTACCGCTCCGCCCTCGCTTCTCAGAGACTCCCTGAAATCGGCGGTTTGCCGTCCATGGAGCATACAGTAGTATGGACCATTGTTATCAGCGAGTTCAAGGCCGAAGGTCGCATCGTAGAAATCATCGACGACCATATCGGCGCCAGAGGTGCCGACGGTGGTGGTTCCAGTGGCAATGGCAGCGGCGATAAGATCCTGAAAACGCCGTGCATAGGACAGCGGCAGATCTGCGGCCAGTCGTTGCGGATCCAAGTCATCGGAGAATCCGGTCATGATGGCCAAGTCGGAGATCTCGCGTCCGAGCGTCTGGCGCACAACAGCGATTGGAACGCTAGTATCGGTGACATTGGTTCCGACAACTTGTGCAATCTCGGTAGCGTCCGCGACCATGACGTCAGAGCCGCCGAGCGAGGCGAATCGGATCTGATGGGTGTCCGATCCAGAGTTGTTAACGGTGCCCATATTGAGGACAGCGCCGGGCAAACTACGAATATCAGCCATATCGGTCAGGGTGATTCGCAGCGCTTCATCGAGTACCAACGCGAGACGGAGATCAGTCTCAAGGTTGATGTGGGTCATGGTGGCCATAGCGTATAGCTCCGTTGAATAGTAGGCTTGGAGAGCCCACATTCAAACGGTTACGCCGTGACCCGATGTGGGGGTTGGACCGGAGTACAACTCCGAGCGGTTACGCCGCTAGCCGATCTGTCCTCTGTTGTGTCTACATTATTCGGGCGCTAATGTCAACCCATCGGCCACTCGCCAGCCAACCCCTTGATCCTCTCGCTATGGGGGATCTTGTTTTTCTCGAGCTCTGACAGCCCATTGAACCATTTCACCGTGCGTTGTCCCCCTGCTGATGGAGCGGGCTGCGTGCCCGCGCTGGTGGGTGCAGTCGGCGCGGGCGCCTGTGTCGGTGGTGGGGTCGGTGGCGCGGGCGGTAGTGGGGCGGCAGTGCCACCAAAAAGCTTAGAAAGATACCTATCTTCCTTCGCTTTGCTCGAAACGAAGTCGACGAAGTCGCCTCGCTCGCTCGCAGGCACACGCTCGTATCGCCAGCGCACAAGCTCCATGTCCTCGGCATCGTGGATGCCAGCGCGGAGGAGCGCCGCGTCCTCGGAGGCCTGCTGTTGGCTCTGCTGCGCCTCGGCTCTGATGGTGGCCAGCGTCGTGTCCTTTTCAGCGATCTTCGCCTCAAGTGCTCTGATCATCTCGATCTTCTGGTTGAACCTGCTGATCGGGATCATCTCCTCTGGCGGCGGCTGGTTGTTCGTCTCGTCTGACATTTGTTGAATCCGGGGTTAGGAATTGCTTTTCTAGCGCGTCGATCCTCGCGCGGTCTGCAAAAAACTCTGACATCCGCCGCAGCGCCTCCTGCTCGCTAATGTCGTCGAGTGCTGCGAGCAGTGCAATCGGGGAGGTGATACCAAGCTCGGCACGGGCCTTGTATTCCTCGATTAAAGCTTGTCTTTCGCTGAACGTAGCCGGTATGCCGGTGTAGCGGACGTGCCAGCCATCACCGGGCAGACCGAGCAGCGCCGCCGACTTGCCAAGCAACGACTCGTCCGCGCGCGAAAACGATGGGGCAAACTTACGTTGCGCCTGACGCTGCCCGTCTTTTGTGACCTCAATTGCATAGCCAGATCGAGCGTCCCCGTGCACGCGCTTCACGTCGCCTGGAGACAGATCAAATCCACTCGCCAGATCAGATGCAAACGCCTGAATGGCGCGGCCGATGGTTTCTGGATCTCCGCCCGGCTGGAATTGTCCGGCCGAACCAGTCACGCCAGGCCGCGTCGAAAATGCCAGCAGTGTCGCTGGGTCGGTGATGAGCGAGCCCACCCCATCCCGCACCTCGACCCCATCGACCGTTGCGTTGAATGTCCACCTTTGCGGCCAACTACAGTCTCGAACAATGTGCTGCCACATCGTCCACAAGCCCGCAACCTGCAGCGATCCGTCGACCAGCTCTACACCTCTGGACCAGTCGAACAGTTTGCCCGTTCGGAGCGCGTGATACAGCTCGACGGGGATGTATGGTACGCCATCGATGTTCCATTGTTTGGTGTACTCATCGCCGTGATATTGTGGGATGTCAGGGAACAATTTGGATAAGTTGTTGCCCTCTTCATCCTGCACCTCGAAGTAGGGATCCATCGGATCAGCTATCGACCATGTGTCCCTGGTCCATTTGAGTTCCTGATCGATCAGTCGCAGCCGATACCAGTAGAAGGTGTGCGGCTCATCTGGTGTTTCGGGGGCCGCTTCGGCGTGCATCAAATCTGCAGGGATGATCGTGTAGCCCAATCGCAGTCGACCACGCCGATCCTCGTGCGACTGCACTGCGAGCGCGCCCTCGCGACAGCCCAGTGTGTTCTGCTGATTGGTGGCGGCTAATTGCCAGAGGCCAGCGTCGTTGGTCGCGTCGGTCAGCAGCTCGAGGGCTGGACCGTTGCCGTCGCGCCGATACATCACCGGCGCGCGCGAGTACAGCACCGACAATTGTGACGTCAACGACGCGAAAAGGTTTTTGCTGATGTCAAGCTTTTTCCACTTGTCCAGCCTACGGGCGTCTACCAAGGGTGCCAAAAAATCGTAAAGGTCTTGTTCCCACGCGCCCTCCAGCATTCTGCGGCGGCGCCTATTCTCGTTCCAGCGGCGCTCTACCTCCGGGGTTGGAGCCTTGGGATAGGAGTTTAGTTGCTGACTATTCGAGAAATAGAGCGTCATATCATGCTAACCTCAGACGCGCATACTGAGGCACGTCGCGCAGGATTTCTGCCAGTATATATCGTATCCCGTCTGCGATGTGCGAGAGTTTGGCGTCATCAGTCCCGAAAGTGCGCCCCCCTTGCCAGTTTCTGAACATGTCCAGGGTGTGGGTGCACTTCTCCAGCACGATCAGATCACCCCGAGACGCAGCATGATTGACACACCTCATACCAAAGTCAACACTGCCCGGCGATTTGTCGGCGTTGCGAATGCGGAATGGCGGGAACCGGCCCCCAAGTTTCGCCTTGATTGCATCCTCCACCAAATCGTTGACTCGATAGCCGCCTGCAAAATTGGTGTCGCCCACGCCCAAAAGCACCTCGCCAGGCTTGATACCGTTGCGGTACAGCATAGCCAGGATGCTAGCGCCGTCTTGCTCTGGAGTCGTGCCCCACTCGCTAATGTATTCGTCGATCACCCATATCTGGGAGCCGCGCCACGCAACCAACGTCATAGCCTGATGGCCCGCAACGGTGCCGTGATCGACGCCGATCCCCACGGCGACATCTCCGCGCGGTGGCTGCTTTCGCACATTCTCTTCGGTAAAACCCGTATATACTCGACCCTCGGTTACGCCCTCCCATTCGGCCTCGACACGCTGCGCCCACTGCCAGGGTGACGAACGGAACACCGCGATCATGCTGTCGTATTTCTCTTCCGAGTACCACGGCACATTCTGACGTTGGAAGGGCACAACCACTTGAGGCCAGGATTGTTCCTCAATGATCTTGCGCATCCACCCCACTGGCCGATTCACCGCAGTGAACGTCAGAATAAACTGGCCGCCCCTATCAATGACGCGCGCTTGATTCTCAGCAAAGTGCGCCTTCGGTGGTGGCTCATCGAGCACCACGCCGTCAAGGCTGGTACCCGCGTGGGTATCCGGGCGGTCATCGTAGCTTTTGAGCTGACAGATCGAGCCATTACGCAGGATGATCGTGGATGTATTCCAGCCCTTACCTTCGAGGTAGTAGCACTTCGGGTGGAGGTAGGGCGCGAGGAACTGCGACAGGTAGAGGCCGCTGACATCCTGCACCTGCGCCCGGTTTGGCCCGACGAATCGCCACCTGCTGCTAGGGTTGGCCACCATGTGTTTTGCCGCTTTGAAGCAGGCGTGTCGTGTTTTGCCCACTCTGTTGGCTGCCCTGATGGCCATCTGTGGGTGATGCGTGCAGACGAACTCCTGGAAAGGCGGCGAAGGAACAAACTTATTAAGCGCGTCCACCGCTGCCATGGATAGGCGGCGACGGGCGACCCTGGCACGCGGTTGCGTCAATCAGCGCCACACCCGACGGGCGATTGGGGCACCCATTCTAGTGTCAGCACCTGCCGCCCATTCTTCCAGCTCCTCCAAAACATACTGTGGCCTATTGCCAACGCGATAAAACGCCGGCCCGCGTCCTGTTTTTCGCCACGCCTTCAAGGTTGACTCCGCACGCCCTAGGTACCTGGCCGCCTCTTTGGCTGTTAGTAAAGTGGCCATCAGCCCCCGTTCCTCTGGGCTGCCGCCCACTCCTCACCATTTAGGATCGCCTCAATGTTTTGCTGTGCCTTGTCGCCCCTGTGGACGACGCCCAGCTCCTTGTCGATGAAGTCGCGGATCTTGGGCCAGTCTTTTACTGGAAACATTGGGCCAGAAAGATAGGCGTCTGTCTCTGAAATTGTGACCCCTTCCTGCCTGATGTCAATTTCGATACGGCCTATAGTCGTTGCTTTCATGCCTCCCCCTCTGGCCTAAACACATTGCACCGGTGTCCTCCCCCCATGGGGAACGTTTTTCCGCAGTGGCCACATCGTAACTGCAAGATGCGCCTGCCATCTGGGGCACGTAGTTTCAGGGCCTGATCGATGTAGTCACGGATCTCTGGCCAATGGCGGCGCTCAAAAAACACATAGCTTTTGTTTTGAACGAACACCAAAAGTTCCTCTTCGTCAAAATCGATCCCAATGTCCCAATCTTCTGGCATAATTTCTCCGGGGTTAGTGACTTGGCGGGTCATCCAAAAGAGAGAAGGGCGGGGTTGAGTACGCCGGATCCCTTGTTGGCTCGCTTGCCCTCGTTGCCTATCTGGGTGTCGAGGTTGTGCCACTGCCGAAGCTCTTCACCGTGGACCCAGCAATGCGCCAGGATAGATACGGCGGCGCCATACATAAATCCGGTGATGCCCTCCGTGTCAGCCACGCGACAGAGGCGCTGGGCGTTTTCTGCAATAGCGGTGGCTGCACACTCGCCGCAAGCCACCTCCGCCTCCAACAGCGCCGCCCAGCGTTCGGCGAAAGTAAAACAGGCCCTGCTATAGTCGTCGCTGTTTCGGTCGCGCCAGTCTTGATAGACGTCGCCGTCCTTGATGCGAATGCCGTACAGTGTGATCATTTTTATCTCCGGGGTTTGTGTTCTGTGGGTGGTTTTAGGGGTGGCCCGTTTGCAATATGGGCCCCACACACAGAAGCGAAGGCGGGCCACTCACAACCAGCTACAGCGCATACTCCGCCTGGGCTGACATCGGGCTGGCGGCCGATAGCATCCTGTACCGCTTGTACGATAGTGGGCCAGATCTCCATTGGAATGAACACCGTGTCCTCGGCGTCAGAGAGGTTGAGACGTCGCTCGTTGATATCCACCTGGTATCGGATGCCGTTGTGGTAGAAAGAGTGCTGGCGTTGTTTGATCGCCATGTTGTCTCCGGGGTTTAATGTATCTGGTTTAGCAAGTCAGCTAGCAGTTCTGGCAACCGGCGATCAGGGTTTACCAGCGCCACGCGATCCGGAATCAGCGCCACAATATCGCCCTCTGCATCTAGCAACGCCGCATGGTTTCCATATTCAAGGCCACGGTCAACGCTGATGCGCGACTCCCACACGCAGTGTGCTGGCCATTTTAGTTTAAAGCGATGTTCCCAAGTTTCCATGGTTAATCCGGGGTTAATGTACTCTCGCGGCCTCGATGGCCTCAATCAGTTTGGGGTGTCGCAATACTTCTTCGGGTAGCTCGAGGATCTCATCCACGATCTGATCGATGTCGGTGGGATCAAATGCTTCTTCTTCGGCTAGCGCATCGAGCTCCACAAGCCGCTCTCTGATGTTGCGGCGCTCTCTGGTGGCTGACACCAGCGCCTGCCAACTGCCCTTGTCCCGCATGCCCATCATGTCCGTCTCAAGTTGCCACAGATCATGGCGGAGCTTCGCAGCCAGGCCATCGTCGTCGTCGTCGGGTGGCGGGGGTGCTGCGGTGGCGGCTGTCTCTTATACACATCTCCGAGC